TTTGATTCTTCAGTAGTGATATAGAAATCTAAACCAACGATTTTTAAATCTGATAATTTTGTAATACTCTTAGGGATATGTTCCCAATAACCGGCGTTTTGCGGACAGAAATTCCATGCTCCGTTGTTTTTCTTATTGAAAATGTCAATGACACGTTCAAATTTAAGCATATTTCTACCTGTGCTGTTTCTGGTAAGTACTTGTCTTAGAGCACCATTATAGTGTCCAGGCAGTACATCAAAGAACCAACCTGCATCTCTAAACGCTTTCGGTAACGGGAAATCTAACGCATTTTGTGTGTCTTGCGTATAGATATAGTAATGACCAACTTCCGTAATATCACTTAGATATGCTGGGTTCTGTATTGGTAACGGTTTAACACGTCCGCCTGAATCAGTCATTGATACTTGAGGCGCGATGTTTTTCAAGAATTGGTTAACACCTCTTTGGCCGATAGAATAAATTGAGTGATGTCTGTTATTACCAGGTCCAATAGTTACCCCTATTAAAAGTGCTTTACGTCCTGTTTCTAGATCGTAATACATATCTAGACCCTCAGCTTCTTGGAAGTCTCCTTTAAAGTTATTATTCACACCGCCAATATCGATACGTCGTTTAAATAACAATTCTTTTGTTTTTATATCGAAACCTTGTAAGTAGTTAGGGTTGGCTGTATTCGAATCACCTGTATACCAATATAAGATACCTGCATCATAAGTGATACCTTGCATAGGTTGTGTATCTGAAGTGTATTCCATAGGTATATCCATTTGATACAATACTTTGTCTATACCTTTATCAATATCGTCAGCACTTCTTACTTCAATGAAATTCAATGAATTCTTAGCTTGTCTTTCAGAAGCTTTATATTCACGTCTGAAAATCATTAAATTTTCTATAGGATTATAAATCGCTGACGTATATCTGTCGTTAAATATATTCGGCATGACATCTTGCATTTCATTACCATAAGTTATTTCTCCAGTTCTATATTGGAAACGTACAAACTTGTTGTTTTTGTTACTGTCCAATACAGCTGAATAAATCCATAATTCTCCATCAATGTATCTATACGCATTGTGTGTACCGTGACCGCCGTTTTTAACAAGCAATCTATCAATAAATTGTCCGTTGGGCTTCAATCTAGATAACATGTAATGATTACCTGGACGAGCTTGCGTCATATAAATAATTTTCGTTCTAGGGTCTACCCAAAATGATTGCATTACTGCATTTGTATATGGCGATAAATCAGTGATAAATTCCGGTTCTTGCTCTTTTGGTTCGAATCGGTATTCTGTCGCTCGATATTCTTTATAGTGTTCATCTACAGCTTTCTCAACCTTTTTAGTGAAAGCATCTAGTGTTGAATAATCATGATACAAACGATCTTGCAATGTCTTATGACCATAACCTGTATTATCAATACGCGCGTCTTTTACTTCATTGATACCGTCGCCGTTATGGCCTAGAATCATATTGCTAAAACGGCCATTTAAATACGTTAAATAATCTTCAACACTGTCATTCAAGTATTTAATTTGTTTCGCTGAGTGTGCGTATATTTCTTCTTTTTGATGGTATATAAACATTTTCTCAAGTTTGCTCATACCTTCATCTAACAAGCGATAGTTATACTCATGTTGAGCAACTATTTTCCGACCTGTCATTGAATGTAAACTTGTAATTAATCCGTAAGCCATTGGTTGCCTCCTTTAGTCGTAAAAACTGTAATAATCCTTGATTAACTCGTACATAATAACCTCGTGACCTTTTTCGTTAGGGTGTAAGCCGTCCTCCATGCTCGCTTTCCTAAAAGCTGGATTGTATGGCTTAAAGTAATCTGTGTGATATGCGTCAAACACTGGTACATCTAACTCACTACAAGCTAATATTTGAGCGTTTACATAGTCCTCAAGTGTTAACCCTAGTTTGTTTTTGTCCGTGTCTTTACGGCGTATTGTTGTACCACTCATAGGGCATTGTCTTGTAGCTGTCATCACTAGTATTTTTGAATCTGGATTATTCTTTCTAATAACTTCAATTGCAGAACAAAAGGCACCGTAAAACGTTTTTGTATCCGTTTTATCAGTGCCTATCGGTACGCCTGCCCAATAACCGTGTAACCAGTCATCATCAGTGCCTTGTAATATGATTAGGTCTCCTCTTATTTGCTCTGCTTGTCTATAAATGCTGTTTTCTACCGCTTCTTTACCTATTGGAACTGTTGCCATTGTTGCGCCACCTCTTGCAAGATTAGTCGTTTTAGCTTTCAATTTCTTGCCTAACATTTCTGTGAAATTAGTTTTTGCGTGCGACCCTCTAGCTACAGAGTCGCCAATCGTTCCAATTGATTTGATGTTTCTTATACTTGATTGACTAGTAAAGTCGTACATGATCGTACCATTAGCAGTTGTAACTGTTTTAGTATTCATCTTATCGACTTTAGCGTTTATTTTTTCATTCTGCTTAACCAATTCATTATTTATAGATAAACTTGCGTTAACTTTTGCGTTTAATGCTTTTAGTTCTTTAGATGGGTCGGATTTTGTAGATTTTACGCTTTTAACATAATTTGCAGCATCATGAACTGCTTTGTTATAACGATTACGCCTTGTAAAGTCTCCTAATACTACATCTTGCTTAGTGATATTATTGTACGCATCTCTATGTGTAGTGATTTCGACTATTCTCACTAAGTCGTTATATCCTATGGCAGAATCCACCACTCTAACAACATCACCTATTTTAGGGTTAGCTTCTGGGAAATGTTCACGTAACGCTACAAAGTCTAAGGAAATAGAAGCAGTGACACTTTTCTTTATCAATAACTCCATTGCTTTTTTTAAACTATCTTCTTTTTTAATACGTCCATCAACAAGCGGTGGCGCTTCTCTTTTACCTATCAATTGTGCTAATGGATGAGTGAATTCAATTTGTAGTCCCGCTTCTGCAAAAGTCTGTTGTCCATCAAAATCACCATAACCTTTAATAAAGGTATAACATTTAGATGCATCTTCTTGTATTTTGACGTTATCAGCATTCACACCAGCTTTAATGTAATAATTGGCAAACTTAGATAATTCATCATACAAATGAAACGTTTTAGTCTTTGCATCGTATTCATATTCGAGATGATAACGCTCAAGTCCTTTTTTAAAGATTTCTAATCGTGTATCTCCTTTGCCTAATCCCTCGAATTTAGATGCATCTACTTTTGGATGTAATACATACTTATAACCCGTTCCTTTAAAGACAGTATTGAAGAACTCAACGCCTGTAAAACTTTCGTTATACTCTTGGTAAATCCTAGAATTGTTAAGGTCATCAAGTTCTTTTTGCCTAGCTTTGATATCAAGCCTTATTTTTTCGCCAATAGTAGACTTATCAAGTATGACAATTACATATTCGTTGAAATCATCTTCACCTTCAACATGAGTGATCGTCCACATTTTAGTTATAGCACCTATTGCGTCAAACGTACTCGCGTTCTCGATAATAGTTAGATCCAAAGAACTATCTTCATTTAGCTTTTTACTTACCTTTGTACTAACATTAATAGCGTGCCCTACACCCTGTAGACTTTTTAATAAAATTGGCATAGGCTACTCCTTATCTAAAATATAATTTGTGTCTAAATGTAATTTGTTTCATTACTTTATTAGACTTGAATCGATTCCAGCCTGGATATAAAACCGGTTGTTCTAAAGTTTTATTAAAAGAATCTATATTTAAATAACCTCTATAGGTATGTTTACCGTCGAAGATTATTTTATCTCCGGCTTTTAAATCAACTTCCTTAATAACTGAGATATTTCCTTTATCTGTATAGAAAGTGAATCCATCCTTATCATTAGCTTTAACATCTTCAGCTAACTCTATTTCAACAACATTAAACTGATTAAACTGTGTTAAAGGAACATCACCGTTATAATAAACTTCTCCTGAGTTAGTGTTGTAAAATGTCATTTGACGCCTCTTATCACCTTCGTTTGTAGGCAATCTATCAGGTACCGACCATTTTTCAGGGTCGTTATTACTTTCAAGATCAGTACTATAACCGACACTTTCAAAGTATGGTAGTTCGGTTGTTTCAAACGACAAAGAAAATTCCCCTGATGTTTGTGTTGTGTCAAAAGAAACTTCACTTACTAGTCCTACAAAAAGTTGTCGTCCATCAACATAATCAAGCTCAAATGCTTGTTTGTCTTTTGGTATATCTAATATATGCTCATACTTAATTGAATTGTCTGGTGTAGCTAATTCCCTTAAATAAAAACGTCCAGCAAATAGTGCTTGGACGTCTGACTTTAAATGTGAAGCATAAGCAATTTTAGGTACTTTATACCTTATCTTAAGCTCTACTTTTTTAAGTTCTTCTTTAGCGTAATTATGAAATCTACCATCAATACCCTCTATATCAGAATAGTTACGATGATATCCTGCGCCTGTAACGTTATATTCAACTACTTCCAAGTGATTATAAGTGAAAGGATTGTCACTGACGCGATACTGTGAACCATTCCTTATTACTTCTATATCGTGCGCTATCAACTAACAAACCTCCCTTATAATAAGTTGAAACTTCCGTCTATAGCGTTCATGTCATCAATGCGTGATTTAATTAAATCAAGGTCGCCCTCATTTCTAATCGTTACATTCACAATAGGTCTATTATTTTCTTTTAAGCTATGTTGAACATCGCTAGTCATGTGTCTGTCTATAGAAGTACTTACAGGATTTACTATACTATCTGTCAAAGTAGAGGATAGCTCTTTATTAAAGGCACTGCCAAAGTCTGTAGCAATTACTTTTGCTTGTGATACCGCTAAACCTTTACCTAAGCTACTACCTCCACCGTGTCCACTTACGAATGAAGTTACAGAGTCCCAAGCTGATGAAATCGCATCGCCTACCGCGCTGACTACTTTGTGCGCAGCATTGGCTACACCCTCAGCTACTTTGCCGATTAATTCCGCTCCGGCATTTAAGAAATCACTGAAGAAACTTTTAATCTTACCAAGTGCATCACTCATACCGTCACCTACATTTGAGACAACTCTTTTAAACCCATCAGCTACTTTACTCGCGAAACTTGTAACTGTATTCCAAATGTTAGAAACCCATTCAGAACCTTTTGTGATAATAAAGTTTAATGCTTGTCCCATTTTTTCAGCCACACTCCAAGCAACACGACTGAACCAACTTGTAACAGTGTTCCAAATACTGCTAACAAAATTAGTGATTGTACTCCATATCTGTGACCAACTTGTACCAAACATAGAAAGTGTTCGATTCATTACGCCAGTTAAAAAGCCGATAATTGACTCCCAAACTGATTGCATGTATTGCCAAATCGTATCAAGCACATTGGTAACCGTAGTTTTAATAGTCTCCCAAGCACCTGAGAAGTCGCCAGTAAGCAACTGAATTAAAGCAGTGAACAAACCTACTATGATTTGGACTGCTACGGATATCACTGTTCCTATGGCTTGGAACGCAATTGTAATTAAAGTCCACAAACCTTGTATGATATTCATAACGTTTGTAATGATGCCTATTACCAAAACACCTAAAACTTGCATGAATATTTGTCCTAATACTTGCAATATAGGCATTATCGGTTGTAAGGTAGATTGGATTTTGCCCCACAATTCAGTTAACCAGCCGACTACACCTTGAATCGCACCAGAAACTGCCGTTTTAACACCGTTCCACGCTTCAGTAATAGTATTTCTAAAGTTCTCGTTTGTTTTCCATAAATAAACGAGGACACCAATGAATGCACCAATTACTGCAACAACTGCTAAAATAGGTGCTGAAATCGAACCGAATGCACCTATTAATGCTTCCGTAGCTCCAGTAACTAAACTTGATGTTCTAACGAAGTCTAAAATCTTTTCAGTGACGCTGAATAAGCTCAAACCAAACACATTTGTAAGTACACTACTTATAGCAACAATCGGAGCCATTAAAGCCCAAAATACACCGCCTAAAATACCCATAACGCCAGCAACTTGTGCTATAGCTGGGTGTGTTTCGAATAGTTTAGCGATAAATCCAGCTAGATTAGTGATAAAGTCTAACAATTTACTAGCTATAGGAGCCATTGCAGTACCAAAAGCAACTAATGCTTTTACGATATTACCGATTAACTGCATAATAGTAGGACCATTCTCTTGAACATAACTGATAAAGTCTTTAAACCCTTGTGATTGTCCTACTTGTTCTGACCATGCTCTAAATTGAGAAGTTAATTTAACCAACCAATCAAAAATGTTGGAACTGTTTTGTGCAAAAGCAATCATTAAATTACCAATACCAGCGAACACATTACCAAATATCTGACCAATCTTAGGTAAGTTAGTGGTAGTGTAGTCAATAAACGCTTTAATAGCATTCTGACCAGCTACACTATTAGCCCAATTTTGGAAAGCTATAGACATGTTCTGTAGTCCTTGAGACACAAATTTGAACAACGGCATTAATTGAGTGAAAATGTTAACTAATCCGTCGCCAAATCGTCCTGCAGCGTTCAATAAATCTCCGAAGATTGCGCCACCTATGCTATTCAATGCTTCAAACGCTTTCTTAGCTGTTTCGGAATGTTTAACCCAATTCTCAAACTCGCGTGCGTTTGCTTCAACTAGCATAGATACTTCGGATAAGAATGGTTTTAATTGAGACATCGCACTTGTAACGCCTCTGATACCTGCTGACATCGCATTAAAGATACTTGCTTGATTCTCTTTAACAATATCACGCCATGTAGTTTTTAACTGATCGCTCGCATCTCTAAAGTTTTGAACTTCTTTTGTTACTGCCAATGTTCCATCTTCAACCATTTTAAGAGCGCTAATAGCCATTGCACCAAAACCAACAACTCCAAGACCTGCGACAGAGAATGCGCCAACTAAACCTAAAACGCCACCCCCTAATACACCAACCGCATTAAGTACTGCCATTATTGCAGGTACTAACCCGGCAATCACTGGTATCAATGCTTGTATACTAGCAATCATTAAGCCTTTAACTTGTTGTGCAAAAATTGTACCAAATGTACGAATTTTAGTAGCTAGCGCGTCCATTTTCTCACTATAATCAGTTAAGGACTGATTCAGTGCCTTAGTTAAAATTTGGGTTTTTGTCATACCTCTCGTATCGAAATTAACTTTTATTGTTTTGTTGTGTAACGTGGCCAACATCGTTTTTGCACTAGCAATTGCACGTTTTAACGGTGAATTATTACCATCTATTTTAACGTTATGTTCACGCCATTTTTGCGCCATAGCTTTAGCGCGTTGTAAAGCTCTTTGGAATCTTGAAATATCTGCTTTTACATCTGTTTCAATTTCGTTTGGTACAGCCGTCTTTGCTAATCGTTGAGCTTTCCTTACATTGCTTTGAAAATCTCTAATATTGGCCATAATCTTTGCCATAAAATGAGTATCCAAAGGCTAACCTCCTTTCGATTCAAGGAATTTTCTTGTACCTTCTTTGAAGAGTTCACGTCTTCTTTTTTCTTCTTCTAATCTAGCTTTTTGTACACGAGCATAGCTACCAGGCTCCCTTATTTCGTAACGTTGTTTCTCAATGTCACGAATCATACTAGTTAGCCTCTTAGAAGCTTGTACTAAGCCGTTAGCTTGCGCTTGTTCAATTAATAATTGTCTTTGATCTAGGTACCTATCCTGACCACCAATAAGCCAATCACGCCATTCAGCAGGTGTTAGTGCTAACAATTCATGTTCAGGGATATATCCTAAATATCTAGCTGTCAGTTGCCTTATTTTTGAGTAATCGTGTAAGGTTCTGCGCCCATGATTTCCTTGTAATTCTCTTTCATCATTTCTATGCCTGCTTTCGTCATTTCTTTGTCCTCGCTTTTGGCCATATTCGGTGCTTTGTTCAATGTCATCCAGTACGAGCGACTCTCCCTCTTGAAAAAACCACTATTGTTAAGTTTGTCCAAAGCCCCTTGTAATAACGGCAAAGTATCCTCGTTTTCAGTGATGAAATCATCAATCGCTTTTTCTAATTGTTCTCGAGTTGGTGGGTTTTTTAAATAAGCAGTAGCACATTCCCAAAATTGTAAAATCGCTTTGTTTCTAGATTCTAGCAAACCGTTAAAGATAACATTGAATCCTGGCATTGCTCCTTTTCTCCCATCTTCGCTATCTTCTGAGAATTTTTCAGCTTTTCGGTCAAATGCAAATGTTACTTTTGCTTCTACTTCGTAATCTTTTTCTCCGTCATTAATTTTTAATGTTGTAATTGGATTAAATTCAGTCAAAATATATACCTCTTTTCAATTTTTTTATAAAAAAATAGGGAGCTTACGCCCCCTTGATCTATTAGTTTACATAGAATGGTCTTCCGTGCGTGAATCAGATACAACACTAGCTTTCTTTTGATTCTCGAATGTTCCGACTTTTTCGCCGAATTTTTCGTATTCAACTGTAGGCGCACCTGCAGCTTCAAACCACTCTTTCGGCAAGTTATCTTCAGCACCTTCTGCTGTATTCCATTTAACTTTTAATGATAGTTCGATTTTGTCACTTTCATCATCAAATGACATTTCAAATGATTCTGGAACAACATAACCAAACATTCCGTGATGTTTACCGTCTGCACGTTTATTACGCTCATAAAGCCATATACGCAACTGTCCACCTGTTTGTACAGCGTGTTTCACTGCTTCAATTCCTTTATCTCCAGGCACATTACCAATTGTTAATTTAAATGATTCTGACATTGCATTGGGAGAATAGTCCGTTTTACCGCCTCGTACTATTTCAGCTAAATCATTTTCAATCGTATGTCCACCTTCTTGTAAGTCAGCTAATAATAAAGATTCTACTGGATCTAAGTCAGTTTCAGCTGGACGTACAACTGCTAAATAGTTTTTTTGCGCCATTTAATACACTCCTTCGTTTTTCTTTTTATGTCTGTACTTAAATAAAAGCCGTATCGTGCCATGCTTAGTAAACCTGTCTATATCAGGGAATACTGCTTGACTATCGATACGGCTAAATTGAAACTCGTAATTATCTATTTCTATAGGTCTGTTAAGCACATAACCTATCGCGCTTAAAATGAGCTTAGCCTCGTATTGTGTAGCGAACTGTGAATACACATGTATGACAATACCGACTGTTTCTCTCATTGTTGCGCTAGATTCGTTGTTAGTGACGTTTGATTCACCCACAACAATATATGGGTAAACAGCGTCATCTTGAACAACGTCAAAAACCCTATCATCAACTAGTTTGTTAATGTTAGGGTCTGAGATTAATCTTTTATATATTTGATTTGTAAGTTCAGGCTCAACTGATACCCACATATTTAACCACCTCTATGAAAAATACTGCTCGAATGTCTTGCGTCCTGCGTCAATTGCAGGGTTCCAAAATGGCTGTGGCGCTTGACCATATGTGGTGTACCATTCGCCGTCATCACCTTTAAAACTCCACGGAATCTTTGTAGCACGACTACCACCAGGACCAGTAGCATATATACCAGTACCGTATTCAACGTATATTGCATAATCTGCGCCGACACTTATAACACTGGATAACCCACCATCGAAATATTTAAAGTCAATACTTTCTTCTAAAAAACCTAAGTCAACAGGA